CGTTTTTTTTTTTTTTGGTAAAATCAGAGAAAAGGAGGTAAACATGAAGCTAAAAGAAATCAAAGAAATGATAGAACACCTGAAAAAGATTCTGGACACGCTAGATAAAATCTATCACATCCTGAATCAAAACGAAGACAAGGAGGAAAACAATGGCACATCGTAAGAGCGTAAAGCCGAAGAAAGACCAGAGAATCTTCACCAACACGGCGAAGAAGACCAAGAAAATCAACGTGAATCCGAAGCCGTCGCGCGGCGGCATCCGGCTGTGAAGCGCATAAAGGACCTCGAAAGTTTTGGAGTCAGCGTAAAACTGGGCTATAAAGAAATGATGCAGGTGGACGGACTTCAAGAGCTCATCGAGGAAGAAACCGGAGAAAGCATAAGCGCGGGAAAAATTCTCAGAGCGCTTATCAAAGAAGGGCTGAAAAACAGCCAAGCAGTAAGAGAGGAGCTTGAAAATGCTTTATGACATCTACGCAATCAAAGACGAACTGGCCGGAACCTTCGGAAACCTGATGATCATGCTGGACAAGGTAGCAGAACGCAACTTCAAGTGGATCATGCTTGAAAGCGAAAAAGCAGACTGCGACGACCGCAGAATCTACTACATGGGCAAGTATGACAACGAGAGCGGCACGATCTACGCAGAACAACCGAAACTCGTCTACAATCTGGAAGAGGAAAAGAAAAATGCAAAAGAGAATCTTTAAGCCCTTCGAGGATGAAAAACCGGAAGCAAAAGAAAACAGCAGCGGAAACCGGATGGAGCCGCAGTATGCCGAACGATACGACGAAAACGGCAAAGCTTACCTTGAAAAGGTCGGAGAGGTAGACACATACGAAAAAATTCAAAGTTACCGGGACGAATGCGACGTGATGGCCATTCTGAGCAGATATGCAGCAGGAGACGAAACAGCACTCGCAGCGCCGGGGTGGTACATCGACACCAGCAAACTTCCGAGCACATACACCGAATACATGAACATGATGAACGAGCAGCGGGAAAAGTTCGACCAACTGCCGTTGAGCATCCGAAACAAGTTCAACAACAACTTCAACGAGTACATGGCAACCGCAGGAGAAGAAAGCTGGTTGCGAAATATGGGCATTACGACAGAAAACAACGCAACAGCAACCAACGAAAATCGTCAAAACGGAGAAAATCAAAAAGAAGGGAGCGAAAATAAATGAGCCGGAACGCGGAACAGCATTTCACACAAGTACCGCACGCAGAAATCAGGCGAAGCAGCTTCAAGCGGCCTTTCAGTCTGCTAACAACTCTCAACGAAGGCGATCTTGTACCGATCTACGTTGACGAAGTGCTCCCTGCGGACACCTTCAGAATTGATCTAAACAGTCTGGTTCGCATGAGCACGCCGCTTTATCCGGTTATGGATAACTGCGATATTGACTACTACATGTTCTTCGTGCCAGCACGCTTGCTCTGGGAGCACTTCGAGAATCTGATGGGTCAAAACGATTCGAGCTTCTGGGCAGAAAATGTGGAGTACACAACGCCGGTGACGACAGCACCAACAGGAGGATGGGCAAACGGAACAATCGCGGACTACTTCGGCATACCGACCGGAGTAGAAAACCTGAAAGTAAACAGCTTGCCGTTCAGAGCTTATGCAAAAATCTGGAACGAATGGTTCAGAGATGAAAACCTTCAACAGCCCGTCACCATGAGCAAAACGGACGCAACGACAGCAGGCAGCAACACAGGAAACAAACTCACCGACGCAGAAGCAGGCGGACTGCCGCTGAAAGTGGCAAAACATAAAGACTACTTCACATCATGCCTACCTTCACCGCAAAAAGGCGAGGCTGTGCAACTACCGCTAACCGGAAACGCACCGGTAAAACTGTACAACGCCGGTACAAACGACGTGTTCAATACCAACAGCGGAAAAATCTGGTTAGTAGCAGGGCAAGGCGGGCTTCCGGCGATCTACAACGAAGGAAACGAAGCACGAGTTGACGGAGCAGACGCAGGGATTAGCGGAGCAAAATTAACGGCAGGACTAAAAGCAGACCTCGGCCACGTCACAGCAGCAACAATCAACGAACTCAGAAACGCGATCGCAGTGCAGCATATCCTCGAACGAGATGCACGAACCGGCACAAGATACAAAGAGTACCTCAAAGGCGCGTGGGGTGTGACGAGCCCAGATGCACGACTGGACAGAAGCGAGTACATCGGTGGGTGCAGAGTGCCTATCAACATCAATCAGGTAGTACAGACGTCCAGCACCAACGAAACAAGCCCACAGGGCAACACAGGCGCCTACAGCATGACAACCAACAGCCAACACATGTGCACCTACTCAGCAACGGAGCACGGCTTTGTCATCGGTCTGGCGTGCGTAAGAGTGCAGCATAGCTATCAGTACGGACTGAGAAGAATGTGGACACGCAGCACACGCTTCAGCTACTATGACCCGATGCTTGCAAACCTCGGCGAACAGGCAGTGCTGAATCAAGAAATCTATGCACAGGGCAACGAAAAAGATGAGGAAGTCTTCGGATACCAAGAAGCATGGGCAGATTATAAGTACCGCACAAACGAAGTGACCTGTGAAATGCGGTCAAACTTCGCTCAAACTCTGGATGCGTGGCACTACGCAGACAAGTATACCAGTCTTCCAACTCTGTCCGACACGTGGATTAAAGAAGGAAAAGAAAACATTGACAGGACGATTGCAGTGCAAAGCGCAAACAGTCACCAGTTCATTTGCAACTTCTACTTCGAACAGACGTGGACTAGAGCAATGCCGGTGTACAACATTCCCGGCCTTGACACGATCTAAGGAGAAGAAAAATGGAACTGGCAGGAATCTTAAACGCAGCAACAAAGCTGCTGCCGATAATAAGCGCCGGTGTAGGCGTAGCCGGTCAAATTAAAAACTTAATATCGAGCAGTTCAGGAGCCAGTACAAACGCACAAAGCGGCTCATCCTCAAACCAGATGGCAGGAATGACAACGAGCAACCAGAGCAGCACGGGACAGACGCAACAAACAACCTCACAATATGGAGGAAGCACAGGAACAAGCGAAACCATCGGCGACGTTGGAAGCCTCGGAAGCATCCTGACAAAAGCACTGGGAACCGCAACAGGCAACAACAGCGGACTTGCAGCAAACTTCAACGCGGGACAGGCACAGACAGCAAACAACCTCCAGACAGGGAGCTGGACGCTGGCAAACCTGATGAACCAGCTAAACGCAGCATGGCAAAACAAAAAATTGACTGAAGCAGCAACGACGGCAAACGCATTCAATGCAGCAGAAGCACAAAAAAACAGAGATTGGCAAGAAAGAATGTCGAATACCAGCTATCAAAGAGCAGTTGGAGACATGAAGAAAGCAGGAATCAACCCAATCTTAGCAGCACAAAACGGGGGAGCAAACACAGGCTCTGGCGCAACAGCAAGCGCCGCGGGACTGCCAAACTTCACACACGCACAAGCAGCAGCAATACCAGCAGCACACACGGCCACCATGCAAGCCATGTATGATTATGGCAACAACACCAGCCAATTTTTGAACAACGCAATGCAGACCATAAACAGCGCAAAAACGACTCATAACTACACGGTAGCCAACTACATGGAAAGCATCATGCAAGAAGTGACTAAGACAAGCGCACAGGGCGTGCAAAAAATGGCTCAGACGATCAACAACAACTTCAATAATAAAGGCTGGGAACACAACAAGACGGACACGACCCAAACAGAAAAAGGAGTTTCAGGAAAACTCGAAGGAAACTACAGATCGAAAAGTTAACTATTGACATACGAGAAAGAAGGTGTATAATATGGGTGTAAGAATCGTACACTTAACCTAGAAAGGGGTATACCATGAAAAGCCAAGTAATCGAAAGAATGAACATCAACCTAACAGTAAAGGAAGTAGAAAACCTGAATTGGCTCTATGAATACTTCAAATGCGTAAAGTACAACAAGAGCGACTGCGTAAGAGAAGCAATAAACCAATTCACATATATACTCAAACACAACGCCGGAGAAGCAGAACCGGAAGTAAGACAACAATAATCCATGAAGGTTACACAAAAATTGTGTCACCTAGCCCCAATAACGTCAAGAGGGTTATTGGGGCTAGGTGAGGGAAGGCGCAACGAAACACTATGCCATGCACAAAACCACTCGTGAGATTTAGCGACGGAGAGGTAACAAGTCTGAAAAAATACCTCGAATACGGCAAAAGAAGAGGCATGACGTTCTACAACGCAGCAGGACCGGAACTAAACGAATCAGCAGAAAAAAAGCTGCTAAGAAAAATTAAAGATGAAGGCTGCACACTCATACCATGCGGACACTGCGCAGGATGCAAGCTAACAAGCAGAAGCAGCTGGGCAAACAGAATGGAAATGGAACTACCATACCACGAAAACGCATGGTTCTTAACTCTGACATACGACGACGAACACGTGCCTTGGAGCTACAATAACGGTTTAGGAATCAATAAATGGACAGGAGAAGTAGAAATAGAAAATTTAACTCTTAATTATGACGACCTCGAAGGATTCTGGAAAAGATTAAGAAGATACATACAATATCACGAAAAAGGAAATAAAAAAATAGTCTACTATGCGGCAGGAGAATACGGCGGAACGACACACAGACCTCACTACCATGCAATCGTATACGATTTACCAATTGAAAAAGATGAACTAAAAGAATACAAACACAAAAAAGGAGCTGTATACTACAACTGTGAATGGATCCAGAAAGTATGGGGTCTTGGGTTCGTGGTCCTATCACCAGCAACATGGAATTCAATGAGCTATACAGCAGGATACACCACAAAAAAAATTTATGGAAAAGAAGGAAAAGAATTTTACAAAGAACTAGGAATCCTACCAGAAGACAACAGAATGTCACTAAAACCGGGAATCGGTGCAAGATATTACTACGACCATGCAGAAGAGATTTACAGTAAAGACCAAATCCAACTAAAAAACGGAAAAATTTGTAAGCCGCCAAGATACTTTGATAAACTCTTCGATCTGGAACACTCAAACGCAAAACCGCTTACAGAAAAGCAGGAAAAAGAAATCGAAGAAACAACAGAAAAAGCCGAATCTGAAGAACTGAAAGCCATCAAACGCGAAAGGCGCAGAATTGCGAATGATGCACTTTTCAGTCAGCTCAAACAGACCGGCCTAACCATGCAAGAGTATTATAACCTGAAAGACAAAAAAATGCAAGAACGCATGAAAAAGCTTATCAGGGAAGAAATCTAGCGGCCACGGCGCGCGAAAAGCAGCACACAAGAAAAACGGCATAAAGAACGGCCAATAGAGAGAAGTCAGGGCGACGCGATCAGATAAGGTTGCGTCGCCCTCTATTCGTCCGGCGCGGGGCAGCCGCGCCGATCGGGCGACCTCTGGGCAAAAAAATACTTGACAAGTGTATAATTTAGGTGTATAATAAGAGTGTAGAAAGGAGCTGTTAGCATGAAACAGTGGAAATTTTTAGCATACATCTATTACAAAAACGGCGTAACTGAACTTATACCATGGCTGGAAACAACCAAAGACGCAAAAGAAAAAGCGAAAAAATACAAAAATAACGAAGAAGTGAGAGAAGTAAAACTTTACAGAATTGATAAAACATTTGAGTTCTAAATATAAAAACGTGAGAATGGACAAAAACCACTCTTGCGTTTTTTTTTTTTTT